TGGGACCACTGAGGGCGTCGCCGAGCTGGCGAGCAAAGGCCCAAACGCCGACTCGAAAATCGGGTGCGCTGCCGATATCGAGGCAATCCACGACATCACCGCCGTATGGGCTGTGACGGAAAAGGCGGAGGCCGCATGGACCTCCTGACGCACATCACCAGAGACGATGTCGTGCGCAGTGGAGCCTGCCGCGATGGCGTTGACGATTGGGCTGATAGGCACGCCCCGGGCCTGACGTTGATATCCGTATCAGATGCGCTTAACGAGTGCGCAAACGATCACGAGCGCGAATACATAAGCGATGCAGCTGGGCGCTCCGGGTCCGGCTCCGGGTCCGGGCCCGGGTCCACGGACGGGGGCGGGTTCGGGGTCGGGTTCGGGTCCGGGTTCAGGTTCGGGGAAGGGGATGGATTCGGGTACGGGTCCGGGGAAGGGGATGGGTTCAGGTTCGGGGAAGGGGATGGATTCGGGTACGGGTACGGCGAAGGGTTCGGGCCCGGGTTCGGGTCCGGGTACGGGGATGAGTTCGGGTACGGGGATGGGGATGGGTTCGGGTACGGGTATGGGTACGGGGCCAGGTACGGGTACGGGGGCGGCGGGTCCGGGTACGGGGCCGGGTCCGGGTCCGGGTCCGGGTCCGGGTCCGGGTCCGGGTCATGACCACCGCCCACCTAGAACTCGACCACGGCCACGACGCAGCCGCAGAGGCTCACGACGCAGCGATGGACTTTGTGTGGGCACGCGATGAGGCTGCCGAGGATGAGCTGGCCCGGCTAGTCCGCCGCACTGACTCACTCGGCCTAGCTGTCGCTATCGGGGGTCACGAGGACGACCTGCTCAACGCCGTGCTGGATTCGTTCGACGAGATCGGTGACTCGATCCCGTATCAGGGCGGCAGCGTCGGTGACCAGTGGATACGGATTCTGCAGACCACGGTGGTCGAGTGCATCGCAAAGAGGATGGATCAGGAGCACGAGCTATGAGCAAGGCAATCACAGACAGCGCGGAAATATACGAGACGTTCAGGCAGGACCAGAAATCCGATGACGACGCCCGCCGAGGGTTTTGGATCGACCACGTGAGCGGGCCTCGGTGGCGCGTCATGCGCGGCGACCAGGTCGCATCCAGGGATTTCGAGACGCTGACCGAGGCCGTGATGGCGCAGACACGGATAGAGGAGCTGCTGGCATGACCTGGGAGCAGCACTACCGCGAGCTGGCAGGATGGCGGTGCGACGACTACTGGCGGACGGACGCTGCGTTCATCGGGTCGATGCAGCGGCTATACCCCAAGTCGTTCCGAACGATGCGCCTTGCATCCATCGTGGACAACGCCCTGATCTTGCTCGTCTACGAGTCGTTAGCTGATGTGGAGGCATCGCTATGACCCACACCGGCCCCAACCTCACCCACGCCATGCGGCGCGAGTGGAATCGCAAGCTGGTCGAGCGGAGGGCGCGGAGAGCCATCGCGGCCATCCGGTCATCGGCCCCGCAGCCCTCACTGCTGCGCCTGGTCACTACTGATGGGCCGGATGCGGCCTAGACAAACAACGGAGATAGACCCATGGCAGTTGCAAAGATGAGCGAGCGCGCACGTGCCGCAGTGCGCGATGCGGTTGTGCTCGGGCTCTGCTCCGTCACGACCGTAGACCGGCTCGCAGTCGAAAGGCTCGTCTCGGCCATCGACGCCGGCAAAATCCCGAACGTCTCGATCAACTATTGAGGACGACAGTCATGAGCATGGAGCAATCAGATGGCGGCGTGATCATGCCGGAGGCGCGGCAGGCGCGGATGCCTGCTCAGTTACAAGCGACCGACCTGGTAACGGCTATTGCCAGCGCGGCATCCAATCCCGCAATGGACGTCGAGAAGATGGAGCGCCTGATGGCGATGCACGAGCGGATGACGGATCAGCACGCGCAACAGGTCTACCAATCCGCGCTGTCACGAATGCAGCCAGACCTGCCCGTGGTCAAGCATCGGGGCGACGCCAATAAGCGTTACACCTACGCGCTCTGGGAGGACATTCACCGGGCGATCACGCCAGTGATGAGCCGCTACGGGTTTTCGATCTTCTTCAAGGTTGACACCGCCGACGCCGTGCGCGTCGAGGCAACGCTCGCCCACGAGGACGGCCACCGCGAATCGACAAGCATCACGCTGCCCGCAGATGCCAGCGGCAACAAGAACGCAGTGCAGGCGGTCGCGTCATCTATCGCCTACGGCAAGCGTTACACGGCTGGCGCCCTCCTTAACTTTGCGACGACCGGCGAGGATGACGACGCACAAGCCGCCGTCGAGCCTGTCGAGCCCACCATCACCGCCGAACAAGCCAGCGAGATACGCGATCGGGTCAACGGACTTGAGATACCTGAGTCAAAGATTCTTGAACTGCTCGGGCGCGCAAGAAATCGGGAGCCGTACGCGAGCCTGGCAGAAGTGCCCGCCGGGCTGTTCAAGGCCGCGAGCAACTGGCTTGCCGCGAAGGAGGCCGCGTGATGGATCAGGGCTCCCCAGAATGGTTCGAGGCGCGTTTAGGCAAGATCACTGCTTCGCGAATTGGCGACGTGATGGCTAAGGGGCGCTCCGGCGCTCCGTCCGCAACCCGCGCCAAATACTTGGCGCAGGTCTTGCTCGAACGCCTGACGGGCGACGCGGCGCTGTCTTTCCGGTCTGCAGCGATGCAGTGGGGCAATGAGCAGGAGGACGCTGCGCGCGCTGCCTACGAGCTGCGCACCGGGAACGACGTGATCACGACCGGGTTCGCGGTACACCCGGAGATTCAAGGCGCCGGCGCCTCCGCAGATGCGCTCGTTAACGATGACGGCTTGCTCGAGATCAAGTGCCCTGAGTCGCACACGCACCTGGACACGCTCACGGGAGCGCCTATTGATAGACGGTACGTCCTGCAGATGCAGTGGCAGATGGACTGCGAGCAGCGCGACTGGTGCGACTTCGCGTCATTTAACCCCCGCTTCCCGCCTGGGCTGCAGTTGCATGTCCGCCGCGTTGATCGTGACGAGGCGCTGATCGCAGAGATCCGCGAGGCGGTATGGACTGGTCTTGCCGAGATCACGAAGCGCCAGAAAGAACTGCTCGCGCTGATGGAGGACGCCATCCCCGGCCTAGACGACATGGGAGAGGGCGTGCAGGCCGTGTATCCAGATGGGTGCCGGCCCGGTGATTGACAGAACAGGAGGGTCCGCCGTGGCCAGTGAGATCGAGACGACCACCAGCGCCGAGAGCCCGCGGCACCCGCCTCTGGTCCATCACCCAGAACGAGTATGCGAAGGGAAAGGTAGAATGCTGATGGAAACGCGTCCATTCGACCGTGCCGAGTTCGAAATTCCGCCCGAGGCAAGGGGGTTTCGGGTGTTCGAATTCATGGACCACGTCGGGCTAGAGAACACCGTCTACTGCACCGCTCTCTGCGACGATCTCCCCGGGTTGCTTCTCGACCTTGAGCAACGGCAAGCCGTTGGCCTTGGGATCGACACTTGCGCAGCACTATGCGAGCCGATGCCCGGCATGAAATCAGACGGCCCGCATTTCGACGGCTGGCCGCTGAATCGCGGGGGCATCGATTACTTGGTAGAGCGGTTCGGGCTGCGGGTCTACTGGAACGACGAAATCGCTCTCAGGGTGAGCGAGGCCCGGCGATGAGCCACCGCAATCACGGCGCTGCCTGGATGATCTCGAAAACGAGGGTCTGATCGTGCGGAACATCTCGCGCCTTGCGAATGGCGGGAACGATGGGCTGATCGTGCGGGTGACGATGTGACGCCTCCTGAGCGGTGGGAGTCACGGCCTGAGCCTGCGTCGCCCTGGATAGACGCCCTGCGCGCTGAGATAGCGGATAAGGCGGACACGATTGTGGCCCTGTATGCGCGGATCGAGGGACTCAGACTCTGCCTGCACGCTGAGATAGCCACGGTTTCCGACCAAGCCAAGCGGATCGAGGCTCTTGAGGCTGCCCTGCTCACCACACAGGAGTCAGGCCAGTGAGAACGATGCGAGAACAACACGTTGCGATGCTCCGCAAACGAGCAGCAGACGCGCGCGCCTGCTGGCACGGCATTCTGAAACACCCAGTTGATCCAGAGGGGCAGGAACTCCTCGACGGCGATGCTATGGGCCTGAGAGCCGATGCCGCGTGGTTCGATGAATTGGCCGATCTGCTATCCCTGCCCGACATACCCGGCCCCGGTGCTGGGCAACGCAGCCGCGCTTACGCAATGTCGATCATGGGTGCCGGCCCGGTGATTGACAGAACAGGAGGGTCCGCCGTGGCCAGTGAGATCGAGACGACCACCAGCGCCGAGAGCCCGCTCGACGGCCTCGAGTTGCAGGAGCTGAGGGAAGAATGCGAGGCGCTGATCGAGAACGTCGATGTGTGGCAGGAATACGCGCTCGACCCGGGCGCGGCCCGGGTCGTCCTGCGCTTGTTGGATGCGCACGACGCTCGGATCGGTGGGTGCGGCGGTGAGTGATCAAACCAGAGACGGCCGCGCCCGCGTGACCGCCTACTACAACGAATTCGACGCTTACGCTGCCCAATGGCTGCGGAACCTCATCGACGCCGGCCACATCGCGCCCGGCATCGTGGATGAACGCAGCATCGTGGAGGTGCAGCCATGCCCCTGCCAACCGTTCAGCGTCGCCGGAGCCCGCGGCGGCGTCGAGGATGAGCGACACCTATGGCCTGAGTTTGCGCGGCTCATCGGCCAGTGCCGCCCTGCAAAAATTATTGGAGAGCAGGTTAGTTCAACGCTTGGGCGTGAATGGCTCTCCGGAGTACGTCTTGACCTGGAGGCGATGGGATATGGCGTCGGGGCCGTCGATATTGGCGCTGCGAGCGTCGGCGCGCCGCACATCAGGCAGAGGCTATGGTGGGTGGCCGACTCCGAAAGCGACGGACGGGGAAAAGCCGGCAGGGATGAGCCACGCACGGCGGGAGGCGGGAAAGGCGCTCGACAGCTTGCCTCTGGTGGCGTCCGCGGCGGGCTGGCCGACACCCACAACGCAGGACTCGAGCGGCTCCCGGAGCTCGACAGCGACGAGGAACAATCCAGACTCGAAGCACTGGCCGGGCGTGACCCTGACGGACGCAGCCCTGTTCGCAGCGAATCTAGCGACACCGGGCGATCCGGTGAGTTCGATGGCGGATCTGACGGCAGCGGGCTGGGCGACACCGTCGGCGCGAGACTGGAAAGACACGCCGGGGATGGCAACTACAGGGACCAACCCGGACGGATCGACGCGCTCCAGGCTGGATCAGCTTCCGCGACAGGCAGCGATAGCGGCGACCCCTGGGCAGACGTCCGATGGATCGACTGCGCAGACGGCAAAGCGCGGCGGCTTAAATGTGGAATTGAGCCGCTGGCTCATGGGATACCCGGCCGAGTGGGCCAGTTGCGCGCCTACGGAAACGCTATCTGTCCTCAAGTCGCGGCGGAAATCCTGATGGCCTGGGGGGTGGAATCATGAGCCATGAACTAGTCGAGGGGCAGGCGCTCGCGTGGATCGACGAGCGTGACGATACCCAATCCGTTGTTGTAGTCCGCATCTGAAGAAGGAAACAGCGCCGTGAAAAAGGAATCAAATCCGCCACCGAACTACAGGAAGCCTCCGCCACCGCCTCCGCCGCCAAGTTGTAGGACCGACCCGCCGCTGCTAGGTGACCCGAGCGGCATCACGGCGTTTATCGCAACACTGGTCGTGTTCCCGTTGCTCGCGGGCGATCGGGCTGATCTACGGCATCGGCTGGATTGGTGCATGGAGCGAGAGCGCGCGGATATTCGTTGCCGTTGGGTCGCTGGTTACGGCCGCTGGCGCCGGTGTGCTCAAGAGGCGCGGGCTGCGCCAGTAACCGTTCGTCGCCCGGCATCAAACTATCGCTAAAACTATTGCGCGCCGATATAGCGTCCGATATAGTTTGTTCATCGGCGCAGCGCGCCACCCGCCACCCGGGGATCAGGGTGAGGAGCAGCAAGATGAGCCACGCAACCCGCACCGTCGCACTGAGCACCGAGGTCACCGCAGAGATCACTGTGACCAAGACGATCTCAACCGAGTCCTACACGCTCGACGGCGACGGTCCTTACCGTGGTCCGCAGCAGCTCACCGAATCCTACGAGGTGCGGCTGGTCAAGGCCGGCTCCGTCATCGCTCGCGGACGATTCGGGCGCTTTCCGCTCACGAAGCAAGGCGCAGTCGCAGCGGTCGGCAACTTGGGTCTGAGCGAGGCATCTGCCGACAAGGTCGAGCGCGCGCTTGCCGAGGCCCGGGCTGAGGCGGAGACCGCCGACGTAGCCGAGTTTCGGGCAGCTCGGGCTGCGGCCCGTCAGGCCGCAGAGGCAGAACTTGCGGATCTCGAATCGTTCCAGCGCCGCGTTCGCGGCGGCATGAATTCCGATTCCGATTCCGTCGGCTAACTCGCCAAACAGCCCGGCCTCAGAGCAGGCCGGGCACTGGAGGATTACCCTATGACCACAGCAACAATTACCCGCATTGATTCTGGTTTCGCTAACGCCGGCCGCGATCAGGAGCCACGGCCGTCAGTGGACTACCCGCGTCCTCTGGCCAGGGTCACGGAGGGTGCTCTCGCGTGAGCTATCTCCACCACGTCACGATAGAGACTGGTCACGTGCGTCGATCTCCAGCATCGGAGGTCGAGGCGGGTACGCGGCAGATGCTGCTGCCGATCCTGCGCCAAGCGCTCAACGGGGGTCAGCCGACTATCCCTGGCGTCGGGCCCTACACCCTATCCGGCGATGCGCGCGGCGGGCGGGCGTCCACCTGGACTGTGTGCGGACCCCACGGCCCACTCGTGACGTTTGCCGTCTGCTCCGGCGGCAAAGGCGCGCGCGAGTGGGACAATCTCGCCGGTGCCGGCGACCAGCCACCGCACCCGTGGTGCGCAGTCCGGGTAGAGGATGGGCTCGCGCGTGACCCGTCTACCGCAGAGTGGATCGGCGACCTGGAGCGGTGCGTTGCCTGGACCTGGCTGGAGGATATGAGGCGCCATTGAGCGACGTTGACGCGGAAGGTGCTCACCCCCAGCTGGAGGGCGAGCTTATCTGCTACGTGTACGCCAATTGAGCCGCTCTCGACGTGGGCAGTGTCCCTCGCGGAGGGCGGGCGGTCTGTAGGTGATCGCCCGGAATGGCGTGAGAGCGGGCCTACTCGTCGTCATCATCATCGACTTCGGGCAGCGGCGCCACGCCGGCCGTCGCGTCTTCCAGCTCAAGCGCCCGCGCAGAGTGGAGCCACCCGCGCACGGTCTGGCGGACCATCCGGCGCATAGACGGCGGGCGACCTGGTACGCATGGCGCGCTGGCGGGGCTATCTCGAGGCTCCAGCGCATGGGGCTCGCGTGCGAGCTGAGTCGCGAGATTGGCTACGGTGCAGAGCTGTAGGTGTCGCCTACGAGCTGCAGAGCGCCCCAGGCGACGAGCTGATCCAGGTGAATCTGGACGGCAAGCGCCGCGTAGTAGCCGGCAAGCTCCGGCGTTCCCGCTTGGCGCGCGGCCAAGACGATCTGCGGCGCGGTGCGATCATCTTCACCCACCAACGCCCGGATGGCGTCATGGGCGGGCAGTGTCTGGACGTTCATGCGGCATCACTCCTTGAGGATCGCGGTTTCGGTGTCGGTGTCCCATTCGTGGGTCTCGTCGCTGATGTCCGGGTCCGCGCCCGGCGGCAGCTCGTGCAACGCGTCTCCGGCGGCGAGACTGCTCGAGATCGCCGAGACCACCTCGGCTGGCGCCTCACCGTAGGACTTGATCTCCGCACCGGTGCAGATCAGGTACCGAATCAACGGATGATCCTCGCGCTCACTCGGCGGGATCGGGCGATGATGTTCCCGCCCGCGCGCCATGCGTCTTTCTTGAATTGCCAGCTGAACACATAGGTTCCCGCGGCGATCGTCGCCTGGTAGACATGGATGAAAGGCGTCATTGCGGTTCCAGCGATGTAGATATTGTTGCCGCTCAGGCCACCAATCTCGGCCGCATCTCGGAGGGCCTTGACCCGGCAGAAGGTGCTGCTCGCCCCTGCTGAGCGCAGCCAGCCGGAGAAGGTGACCTCGACCGTCCTCGTGGCATCAAGCACCAGGGTGGCCGTCGCGGCCTCGATGAAGCTCGCCGCGCTGACGCTGGTCAGATCGCCATCTGTCGCCCCCGTGGCGGTGGCGATGACGCCGCTCGTGGCCCCCGCCTCGCGGACGCCGTTGACCATGTTCACGGCATTCAGCACGGCCTCGACCGAGGACGCGTTGATATCTCCGGAGGCGACCAGCGCCGTGAGCCATGCCGGCGTCTGGCCATTGTTCGCCGTGACGTCGGCGCGAGCCTCAGCGGGAGCGTTAACGGTCAGCAGCACATCAATGTCACCAGCGTGATCGCCAGTGACGTCGGCGCCCAGTTCCAGTTCGCCCCTATTGACGCGTCCTGGCGGCTCCTCAAAGGGCAGCACAGCGCCGCCGAGATGGAGCATTTGGCGGCGGATGTAATGCGTTTCCGATGTGCTCGGCGAAAATCCAAACACCCGAAGCTCATCAACCGTCGCCGCAACGATTGTACTATTGGAAACCCGCTGATAGCTGGCGCCCGTAGCCGGAGCATTTGACGTGGCGACAAACCCGCCGCTGCTGTATTGCTCCACCCGAATGTCAACCGAGTCAACGCCCGCCACAGATCGCACGTCGGCTGAGTAACTGAACACGTCGCCAACCTCCAAGCCGATGTCTGCAATCATGATCGAGCGGATTGACGCAAACTGCCCGGAGAACGCTTGCTCGACAGCGGCGACAGCTGGGAGCAGGTTCTGACCAGACACCAGGCCAGTTACGTTGCCCACGGAAACGCCCACGGCGCCGTCCGTGACCGTGACGGATACCAGATTCGACCGGGACGAAAACGGAGCTTCCAGGAGATTCGACAGGACCGCGACGGCGACGAATTCGAGTGAGGCATTGTCTGCCGGCAGATCGAAAGTCAGCGCCGGTTCCGCACCACCCAGCAGCGTCCACGCCCCGGTCCCATTGGTGCGCACGTAGACGTTAGCGTGAGAGTAGGCGGCGGTGGTGGCCGTCTCCGTGATGGTTGCGGTCAGTCGAGTGATCGCCCCATCCGTAACGGTGGAATATGCCTCGACCACGGCCAGGCCAATCGACTCCGCCACAGCGATCGCCTCGTCTTCCTGATCCTCTGCGGCCGCGCGGCCGGGCGGCATGAACATCACGCGAGACGCGGCGAACGTCGCATCCACCCCAGAGCTAACCGATAGGTCGCGGGTGAATCTGTCGTCCGGGATGTCGGTGCCGAAAAGGAATTTCTCGTCAATCACCAGCGAACGAGGCAGGGCGTTGTATGTGGAGCTGGGCAGAGGCGAGGAGCCATAGTTCGCGAGCACCTTGCCGGTCAGGGCACTGGGTGCGGCGTTCAGATTCCCGTCCACGATGATCAGGATTCCGCCCGGCGCTCCGCCTGCTCCCGCCCCTGCATGCGCTGGCTGGTCGTCTCCGGCGTCGTAGGCGCCCACGGAGCCATCGTCTCCGGTCGTGTCGATCTTCCCAGAGGCGCCGAACGCGAAGCCCCTGGTTACACATACGAGCCCGGCGCCACCTGCGCCACCTGCGCCGCCGATGTTCACCTCGATCAGGTTGGGGCTCGGCTCGGAATCCTCGAAATACCGCAGACCACCCGGCCCGCCTGAAGTCCCACGCAGATCACCCGGCAAGCCGTGGACATCGCTGGACCGATAGTCCAGCTGGAACAGGGGCATGACGTCGTAGGCGCCGGCAGTGATCGGGGCCGCGACAGACTGGAGGATGCCGTGGAACTTGCTGCCAACGCTCTCCTGCCTCACGCGCTCGATCAGTCCGCCGTGCGCCTGCGTGCTGCCGAAGCCACCCGCCTGCCCGCTCTGGAATGTCACGTCAGTCGGGTTGCGCGTGCCGGGGTAGCTCGGGATGGCCGCCGTTGAGAGCGTGTCAGAGACACCAGCCAGGCCGTTGCCAGCGCCGTCGATCGTGCCATTTACGGTCAGTGTTCCCAGGACTCGCAGCTGTACGTTGTCGTTGATCGTGAGCGTGATGCCCGCGGCTATCGTCAGGTCCTTGTCCGCGTAGTAGACGGCGCCGGCTGCCGTCATTGAGACGTTCCCAGCCAGGCTCAGGTCCGCGCCAATCTCGTAATAGCTGCCCTCGTCCGTGACGCCGGCCTCGCCGGAAATGTCTGTGCCCGCCGCGGTGAACCAAGCGTCCGCAATGGCTTCGTCGTCTGCGATCGGCGCGAGAGGATCAGAGACAAGCGAGCTGGCCTCAAGGTTTAGCGTGATGCGGTTGCGCCTCCAATCGGTGCGCTTGCCCTGAATCTCGAAGGGCCTATCCAGGAGGACGTTCGCGCCGGTCCAGTCTCGTGCGTGGTCGGTCTTGAGGCGGATCACGTCGCCCACCTCAAGAAACGACATGGAGCCTTGAACCTGAACCGTGGTCCTGATCGGAGGCCCGGCGCGACGGTCAAACGCCTGCTGGAGAATTGACACCACAGTATCGCGGGAGTGCCGTGAGCCGTGGAGTCCCTTGGCCTCGAATGATTGCCGGGTGCGCTGGCCGTAACGAGTGATTGAACTCGCGTCCTGGACAACGATGCTGCGGGTCAATTCTCCGTCCACCTCGTTCCAGCTCAGTTCAATCTCGTTGGCGATGTCCTCGCCCACATAGGTGAGCATTGGAGCGGCGAGCAGAACAGAGTCATCAATCCACACGGACGCCGCTGCGCCCTCGATGATCCTGCGCAGGCGACGAAGGCCCAGCTGCCCATCAGCGAGCACCGGCTGGAACATGCCGCCCGGGCGGAGCAGGTCCTGCTCGATAAACCGCTTTGCGTCCTGCTTGCCTGGGTCAACGAATCGGAACACAACGCCCGCAGTATCGTCGGCCGGGTCGTAGAGGTCGGCGCCGATCGCTGTGTACTCGGTCAACTTCACATCGCCGGAAGACATGGCCGCATGCCAGTGCGCCGGGAGCGTGCCGCCCTGGTTGATCAACGCGCCAGTCTGGAGCGCGTATATCATTTTCGGTATAGGCATCTCCAGATAGATAACCTCTGTGACCTTTTTGCCGCGGTCGGGAGATGTGGCCGCATCCTCGTCGGTCGTGTGCGAGGCAGCCCTGGTGCCGAGCACGCCACGCACGCAGTTGACGAATGTTGTGGCCGTGACATCGGTAGCCAAGGTGCGAATGATTTCCTTGTCGATCTTGAAGTAGATCACCCCGGTTGCGGAGGGCGCGTCGGTGAACGAGGTGCCGTGGTCGAGGCTGTCGAACTCGGAGGTGTCGGCCACAGTGATCGTGGTGGCCGTGTCTGTGACGTTCGCGGTCAGGCGGGTTTCTACCGGATCCAGGATGTCCTCGCGCTCGGCGCGCTGAACGTCGCGGCAGCGGAACTCATACTTGCCACCAGAGTGGGACATGGTGCAGGACTGGAGCACCTGGGTTGATTCAAGCTCATACGAACCAATCGCGATTCGCGAATCGCCCACGTAGAGCTTGACGGTTTTGCCAAGCACGCCGCGGGAGTTGGTGAGCAGTTCGGTGCGGAGCTTGTCGGAGATAGCCTGCCCGACATCGACAGCCGAGAAGGACAACGCGCCAATCTCCGCCCGGCCTTCGAGCGGCCGCAGTCGCTGGGACACTGCGCGCACAGTCTCGACGCGCGCGTTGAGGGTCGTGCCGGAGCCAATGGTCACGTCATCGTGAGAGACGATCCAGAGGTCGGTGCCACCACCCATCGCGATGTGGATTGCGAACCGGGGCTCCTTCTGATTGCTGGCGTTGAGCGCGCCAAACTCCTTGTTATAGGCGCGCATCAGACCACCCGCATGCGGAGCTGGTAGGCGTAGTTTGCAGAGGTGCCCACACGGCGACGGCGCGTGGTCTTGCTGACCAGCACCACTGTCTGCGGGTCCACGTCGTCGCCGTCGATAGCGTCGCCGTCGAACGTGAATTGCTCGCCGCCAGCGACCGAATCCAGAAACTCGTGGAACAGCAGAAGCCGTGCAGCCGTCTCGATGAAGTCGGTGGTGCAGCTCCAGAAAATGTCTATCCGGTGTAGCGCGCTCTCTTGTGTGCCGTCGAGCGCCACCGTATCGTCCCTGTCGAACTTGCGGTCTTGGTCGATCGCAGCACCGTCAATCACAAAGTCGTATTCGGTGTCGGCCGAATGCGCGCCAATTATGCTGCGTTTTGCGTTGTACGTGAATCGCATCTCGGAGGCTCCATGAAGTATCTGGCTGCCGCACTGCTACTGCTCGCCACCCATGCCAACGCCCAAGAGGCCGCGTGTTGGGAGTACCAGGTGGTGAATGCGCCCTATAACGCCGCGTTTACCGAGAGCATGGTGGAGCAGGCAAAACTGTTCAGCGGAGCGCCGGGAGTGGGCTCCCCGTGGGATGTCCGCGAGGACGGCGGGTGGCTGCATCGTGAGCACACCAATTTCCTGAATGAGATGGCACTGCAGGGGTGGGAACTGCACAGCGTCAACCAAGGCGCGCATGCAATTCTCCATTACTTCAGGCGCCCGCGGTCGGGTTGCTAGGAGCCGCCGAGTTCGAGGGCTTGGCGCGAGCCTTGGGGGATAATCACCCGGTCGCCCTCAAGCACCTCCATTGCGATCGAATCCATGATCGCCTCTGAGAGTGCGTCACCGCTGGCCATCTCGATCCGCAGAACCAACTCGTTGCTCGCCGCGTTCGTGTCACCTTCGCGGACCTGCGTCGCTGGGTTCGGCAACGCTGGGGGAGCGCCCTGCCCGCCGAAGCCGAACGACCCGCCGCCTGAGATCGACCCACCGCCACCACCGCCACCGCTGCCGCCAGCAACACCCTGGGCAATTCCGGTCGCTGCGATCAGTCCCGCACTGATTGCCGAGTGGGCGATCATCTTCGCGGCGATTGCCTCGCCAGCAGGGAAGGGGATCGTGGCGCGGGCAAGCATTGCAGCCTGCTGGCCGCGGATGAGCACGTCTGCGATGGCGACCCCTTTCTCAATCGCCAGCAGAGCAATCGCCGCGGCCTTCGATTCCCCTGCGAACGTGGCCAGCAGCGCGATCCCCTGCTGGACTGCCTGCTGTCGGAATCCGGTGATCGTCGTCTGTAGCTGTTTCTCGACCTGCGCCTGCTTGGCTGCGCGCCGCTCTTCGATGCTCGCGAGACGGGCCGCATGAGCCAGCGACGCGGCCTCTTCGGCCTCGCGAGCTTCCTGCTGAAACTCGGCTTTTTCCAGCGCGGTCAGTTGCTCGGACTCGCGGATCAGTTGGTTCTGCTCCTCGAGCCGCTGCATCTCCAAGTCGAAGCGCGCGATCTCGGCTTCCTCGTCGAGCCCCTGAGACTCCAGCGCCTGCTCGCGCAACGCATCGAAGCGACGCCGCTGCGCTTCGACAAGCCTCTCTGTCTTCTCGCGCTCCTTTTCTTCGGTGTTTGCGACACCGTCAGCGCCATCAGGCGTGAGCCCCTCCTCATTGAGGCGGTTGACGTTCCGCATCTCCTGGATCCGGTCCAGCAGATCGCGGCGCTGCGCCACCAGCTCCTCGAGGCGCTTATTCTGAGCCTCGACCGGCGCCACGCTGGCCAGCAGATCGCTCGAGGTGGTGCCGAGGAAGCCACCAGCACCCGCCGCAGCCTCTCCGGCTGCGGAGCTCTGGGGGATGCCCTTCATGCGCTTCTCGACGAGATCAATCTCGGCGTCGAGCTCCGCGACCTGCGCGAACATCGATAGCTCGCTGCCGCTGTTCATCACGTCGAAAAACTCGCGCACCCTGGGCGCCAGTTCGGCGAACGCATTGCCGAGCCCGATCACCACCGGGAACAACTGCGAGAGTGCAATAGTTGCTTGTGCGCCCGCGATGCGCTGCATGCGGTCTAGCTGGTCTGCGGCGCCCTCTGCCTGCGTCAGCAGGTCCTGGTCGAGCACCAGACCCAGCTCGCGTGCCTTCGCCCTCAGATCGTCCACGGCGCCGACACCGTCGGCCAGCGCAGCGGCCATCCGCGCGCCGCCAGTCCGGCCGAACAACTGCGCAGCCGCGGCTGCACGCTCTGCGGGCGACTCTATGCGGCCCAGCGCCTCGGCGACGTCGCGGAACACCTCATCGGAGGAGCGGACGTTGCCGGCGGCGTCCCTGACGCTTACGCCAAGCAGCTCGAAGTAGCGCCCCGCCTCGCCAGTTCCTGCAGCCGTCTCACCGATCGACTTTGTGAACCGCTCAAGCGAGGAGCCCATCGACTCCTGCTGGATGCCTAGCTGGCTCCCCGCGAAGATCAGTTCCTGGTATGCGTCCGACGCGAAGCCCGCTGCGCGGGCGTTCTTGGCGATCGCATCGGCGCTGTTCACGGCCTTGATCGTGGCGCCAGCCATGGCTGCGCCTATGGCGCCAATCGCCAAGGCGCTGCGTCCTGCAACGACGCTGAGGTCGTTGAGCCGGCGCTCGACGGCGGTGAACGTCGCGCGCGTGCGATCGTCCGCCGTGATCAGGAACTTAGCGCTGGTGCTGGCCATCGATCACTTCCATCGCGTCAATGAATCGGGAGGGCTGATCCAGAAGCCCACCAGAAAGCGGCAGAATCCCGGCCTTGTAGTGCCGATAGAGCCGGATAAACTCCCAGCTCGTCGGCGTCACCATCTGGCGCAGGCAGCGGTTCGTGTCTATGACGCCCGGGATGCTCCAGCGCGAATGCGAGTCGGAGAACCCTGGAGCGATGCCGTCGACACAGGAGCAGTGCTCGCAGTCGAAGTCCTTGAGGTTCTGCGCGACCTCGACTGCGATTCTCAGTTTCCCGATTCGTCCTCAGCAGGGTCTTCTGAGGCTTCCAGGCTGGCACCGGCCGCGACCGCGTTGAACAGCTCGAGCAGGATCATCTCGTCGGCGATCAGGGAAAGGTGCTCCGGCGTGTAGCGGAGCGCCTTGCCATCCTCGTCCGTCACGCCCTCCCACTCCTGCAGGCACGCGCGGATTGCCAGGACCTGTGCCGCCGCTGGGTAGACGTAGCGGGCGGCGTTGGCAGGGCCACGCTTCTCGACTTGCTGCGCCAGCTCCAGCCGGTCCTGACCGGTCATGGGCCGAACGCGGAACCGAACGCCAGGTGCAGCGTGGACCTCGATCCATCGAGGCGTGATGTTCGTGTTTAGGCGCATGCAGCCTCCGAATGACGCCGACCTCTCTGATTGATACGCCGAGCGCGCACCGCTTTGGCAGCCGCGACTCGCGACAGAAGCCTGCGCGGCGTGTCCGCAGTCAGGCGCATCTCCAGTGGGAAGCACCGAAAAACCAGCCACTGCATGACATTCCCTTGAGCGAAGAAGCTGTCCATCACGAAAACACCAGGGACAGTTCGTCATCCCCGGAACTCTCGGCACACCCGAAAGTCAGTTCCAGGGTCCTAACCCCGTCACGATCACCTCGACCGACCTCGCGATACGAGACCGCGGGCATGTCGAGATCCCAGATGTTGCCAGCCGTGCCACCGATGCTGCCGATCGTCAGTGCCATGGCCGCGCCGCTGCGCCAGTTGCCGACCCAGTCCTCCGTGGCAACCAGCTCCATTTCCGGGTCGATCGTGCCGACAGGGTCGCGGCCGGTGATGCGGATGGCCGCGTAGCCGTCGGCGGCATTGACCGAAGGCGGCGTGACGATCTGATTCTGGAGGTCCGTCGACAGCGTGCCGATGACACCCGCATAGGAGTCGATCGTGAACGCTGCACTCTGGATCACCGGAGGCACCACGGTCGAGAACGAGCCCGTGATGATCGAGGCGTCGGTCGGACCGGTGAGGTGACCGGTGAACGTAAACGAGAACACGCCGAACTTGCCAGCCTCGCCGCTGATGGACGGGTTGCCCACGCAGCCAAGCAGGACGTACAGCGTACCGTCCTCGTAGAACTTGATCGTGACGGACTCCTGACCCGAGGATGCCGGCCTGTAGGTCACGGAGGTCTCCGCAGACACCGTCTCGCCGAGGCCGCACGCACGCAGCAGATCGCCCGTCTCGGGCGGCGTTCCAGCGGTCCCGGAGCCTGCAATCGGCACGTCGAAGCTGATCGATGCCAGCGAACCACCGTAGACGTGCTTCAGCATCCCCAGCGAGCCGCGTGCAGCAGGGCGCTCATGCATGCGCGCGCCTTCCGACAGGTTCAGTTCAATGTTCTCGGCTCGCACGACATCGGACGTGCCCGGCGTCGAGTCGACCCCGTAGCTGCTCTCGATCTTGGCCGTCAGTACGCTACGCTTCACCAGCATCGGAGGTCTCCTCGGTGGCTGGGGCCTTCGGCGTGGGCGCCTTCGGCGGGGTTGTCTTCTTTGATCCGCCCTCGCGGGTTCGGACCGGCTTCCGGTGGTCGGTCATGCTGCGGTCTCCAGGCTGGCCGGCTCGGTGGTTTCTGCCTCGGGCTCGGGTTGCTGCGTCACGACGCCGCCGCTGCGGGTCGTCAGTGTTTTTCGCGCCATGGTCAGGACTCCAGGCTGGCGACAGATGTGCGGATGTGGATTTGCCACGTTGATCGGAGCGAGACATGCACCTGATCGCTCAGGGCTACGTCGGGCTCATCAATACCATCGGGGTCCGTGTCGATCACATACGCGAGCCCCTGCGTGTGGTCCGCCATCAGAGCGGCGTGGACTTCTGCCCACAGCGCCTGCGTTGCCGCAAACCACGTTGACTGCGTTGCGCGGACGTAGATGTCCACGTAGTAGGTCGCGACCCAGTCGATGTGCTGGTAGAGCGTCTGCCCCTCGCCTCCGATCGGCTGGACGGGGCCAACCACAATGTCCAAGTGCGTGAGCGGGGTCGCTGGGTTAGGTAGTGGGCTTCTGCTCTCCTGCAGGGGTCGCAGGTGCCCGATGTACACGCGAGAGCCCGCCGTGGTACTGGCAGCAATCAGCGTGGTCTGGAGGGCGGCAGCGACGCTCGCAACGCGAGTTGTCATGCGGCCGTCTCCGAGTGTTCAAGCAGTACCTGCACCAGCCCGTGGTGGTCACGTTCAAAGCCGGTAGCGGTGTATGTAGCGTCAGCCACGGTAATCTCGTCGCCGTGAGCGATCAGGTTGCCGTCAGCCGTTGAGACTTCCAGCCAGGTCCGCGCGCCCTCCATCCCGATCCCTGCCGCCTGCTCTGCCGTCACACGGTCAAAAACGCCCGTGATCGTGCGAGCCTGCCCGTCTGTGGGCGTGTGGGTCACGGTCGCGCCCAAGGCGCTCACGATGTCCACGGTGGCCGCTTCCGCGTCGGTCTGGAATGACATGCGAAACCCTCAAAAAAAGGGGCCAAGCTGGCCCCCTCGATGCTTCAAGAGAAGGGCCAATCCAAGGCCCCCTCGATGCTTCCGTCACCCAGATTAGGTGACGGTGCCTGAGCCCGGCATCAGCAGCACTTCGACAACGAGCACGCCGCTGCCGGCAGCTTCCAGGGCTACTGCGCCCTTCGAGATGTCACCAGTGGCGGGCGTTGCAGCGTCGTCGTCGAGATTTCCTGCCGACACGTCCCAGATCACGTTCTCGCCCTGAGCGATTACCGCCCCCGTGGCTTTCACGACGTTGTGGGCCTTGCCGATCGCAACCCAACCGGTACCCGTGGTGGCTGCGATGTCCTCAAGGGCCACCCCGATCAGGTTGCCGATGATCACTACATCGCCAGAGCTGATCGCAGAGCCCGAATTGCTGTACAGGACAGAATCACCGTCCCGCGTGTGATTGGTCGTCATTGCAAAATTCCTCGAAATTGGGTCAGTGGTGCATCACCGGAGCGCCGAAGCGCCCCGGATCAGCGCCCCGATCAGGTGTTGTTTCCGCGCCAGATGTGCCGGTACTCGACAGCTTCTGCCACAGCGTCCATGCGGACTTTGAAGGTCACACCGTCGCGCGTGAACCCGTCCTGTTCTTCCATAAACGGCGCGTCCTGGCCGTCGAGCAAACCGAGCGCGATGGCTGGGTTGTTCGCGGGGTCGGAGATGCCGTACCAAGCAGCAGCGTCTTCGGTGTCGAGGCGAGCATCCGCGACGACCTCCCGAACGATGTTTTGCGCCGTGTTCGGGCGCTTGCTGTTGCTCTGGCTGGCGGCAATCTCCGTCTCCGATGCCACCACTTGGGAGGCTGCGGAGAACAGAGCGAATGGAACCCAGAGGATCGACGGCGAAATGTTCAGGTTCGTGGCGTTACCGCTGGGGTCGCTCTGCGTGGCCATGCCGGTGCGCATCGCCTCGAACGCTGCCGTAGAGGGAGCCGCGGACCCGGTGTTGTTGTGGTCGGCATGGAACAGCGCCTTGCTGTCCACGTCGAGAACGTGACCGGCGCCGGCAACGACAGTCGCCACCAAGTCGCCCACCTTACGGCGTGCGGCTCTGCCCATCTGACGGGGGATCAGCGTAAATGCACCGAGGTCGTCGTTGATGATTGCGTGGCGCGAGATGCTGAACAGCTTGCCGTAGGTGGTCAGTTGCGCGTTCTCGCCCACGTCCGTCAAGGCGCCCTGCTTGTACTCGCCCGACTCGCCAACCTCATCGAGGTCGGAGAACGCCGAGAGCCCGGACATCTTCGCCGCCTTGAAATCCTGGAGGGGGACGATGCGCACGAGCTTTTGGTAGACCTCCTCGGCCTCCTCATAGCCCAACGTGAGCGAGTTGTGCGCCACGTTGGCCAAGAGACTGTCGAAGTCGTCGCTGCCGTGCGAGAACGCCTCGCCCACGATGCCCATTCGATCGAGGCCCTGAACACTGCGGCCCTTCATCACGAGGGAGTGGCGGGCCATCTCGCCCATGGTCATCCCGCGGAACTCGTTGCGGCTGTCCTCGGCCGTCGGCTTCACGATTCCGGCGCGGATCAGGATGGCGCGCTCGGCGCCTGCCTTGAACTTGTCGGAAACATCCTCGACAACGATGGTACCACCGCTCACCGGGATCGCGGGCTCGGTGCCCTTGGCCTCGGTCAGCGCGGCGATCAGAACGTCCTTCGCGCCCTCGAGCGTGGTGTCCTTGATCACGCACTCCATCATCGCGGCCTTCAGGCCCTCGTGCTCCAGGTGCGGCGCAAACAGCGCCCGGATGCTTTCGCGCCGCGCTTCGTCAACGGCCTTGGCTGCTGCGACGGCCTTGGCTGCTGCCGCCTTGATTTCATCGGGGTCCATTGGACTCTCCAGTTGGGGTTCGGCGGCAGGCGCCGAGAGTTTCGGAACCGCAGAAGCGGCTCCAGTATTTGCCGCAGGCAAGAAGCCATCGGGCAGATTCGGGAACCGCTCGCGGATGTTGAACGCATCAGCGTGCGCGGCCATGTCCAGTTGTTCGTCGTCCAGGATCACGTCGATGAACCCAGCGGCCAGAGCTTCCTCGGGCGTCAGCCAGGTTTCGTTGTCCATCATCGTCGCCAGTTCGCCCTCTGACAGACTCGACCGGGTGCGGTAAATGTTTATGAACTGACCTTTCATTTTGTCGAGAAGGTCAGCGTGCTTGCGGAAATCGTCGGCCTCACCGAAAGCCCCGCCCGCAGGGTTGTGAATCATGAAAAGCGTGTTGGGTGACATGGCCACCTGTTCGCCTGCGAGCGCGATGATGCTGCCCATGCTCGCGGCCCAGCCGTCCACGAAGGTATCCACCTGGGCGCCGTGCTGGCGGAGGGTGTTGTAGATGGCGATGCCATCCATGACCGAACCACCGGGGGTGTTGATGTGGACGTTCAGCGGGCGCCCTTCGTATGCCTTCAGTTCTTCGAGGAAGTCGGCGGCGGAAACTCCCCAGTAGCCGATCTCACCGTAGATGTAGACCGCGACGGCATTGGCCGCAGCCACGATCGAATACCAGCTCTTGTCATTCTTCATCTTCGTCTCCAGCGGCCGGCGCAGGTGCTGCCGGCTCGGGTGTCGTGTGGTCCTCGTTGGCGCGTTGACGTTCGACCTCGCGCGGGTCGCGGCCTCTTGAGCGCATCACCGAGGACTTGCTGTTGATGCCCAGCCCCAGTTCAAGCTCGACGCCCTTCATCTCCTTGACCGGATCAACCCACGGCATGGCCGGGCGGCTGAAGTCGCAATCACGGAGGGTCAGCGGGTCGGACTGCTCGAGCAGGCCCACAACATCCCGGTCGGCAAGGACCACGGCGTCCAGAAACTCGGACCACTTGGGAAGCTCCCAGCCGGAAACGAACCAGGCCCATAGCATTCCGTAGTGGGTGTGTTGCTCGATCAGTTCCTGGCGCTGGGCGCTGTAGCTGCCGTCGTAGTGTTTCGAGATGCTGGAGTAGCCGGCGCCCGTGCCACCCGCGACGCCGCGCATGTGGTCCTGTCGGAAGGCGATCAATTCGTTGTTTGGCCTGGTTGAGTTGGCGCTCTGCATCTTCTCGCCAGGCTGTAGATCGTCGATAACCATTCCGGGCACGAACTCGATTTCGCGATAGTCGCCGCCATCGACCGGCGCGTTGTAGAGGTAGGGGTCGCCCTTCTCGATCCAAACCGCCATGGCTGCCGACACTCGCGCGGCCACCCGTTCCGTCTCGTCGATTTCGTCGATGTCCGCAATCCGGCTCATCGTCGAAGCGAACAGCGACACGCCCCGAATCTGACGCGCTCGGTCCACCAGCTTCAGGTGTGTGATCTGCCGAGCCGGCAGGCGGCGCGTGTCTGCCGTCAGCGAGATGCGCGCCGCGGCGTACTCCTCGACAATCTCGCGCTTCGCCAGGTGGTAGGCGATAGGCCGGCCCCACGCATTGCGCTCCACGCCGTGCTCGATGCCCTTGGCAACATCCCGCTTGAGCATCGGCAGATAGTCGGGCTCGATGATTTCGTAGCTGTACGGGACCCGCGTCCCGTGCTGAATCTTCCCCGGCCCGGTGACGTGCTGCGCCAGGATTTCGCCATCACGGAGAGCGGATCGAAATGCCAGGCGCTGGGCCTGGTGCTCGTCGTGCTCCCATGTCACCTCCGGCCGGAGCCTCCAGTCGCGGTGGAGGTCCGCCAGGCGTTGGTTCAGTTCCTCGTGGAGCGTCCCGTCCGCGAGCCTGATCTGCGGCTCCGGGTTGATCCCCATGCCGATCACGTTGGCCGTCATGACGCCGAGCACGGAGCGGGCCAGGTCGCTGTTCTGTTCCAGGCTCCGGGCCTGCTCACGGAGCGAAACAGCGGCATCAGCAACTGATTTATTCGGGCCACGAGACTCGCGCGTGGCCTTGTGCAGGCGGCTTTTCTTCGCAGCCTCGTAGGCGCCCACGGCATCCATCGCCCGCACGGCGCGCATCGCCGCCATGCGACGCAGCGCATACCCTGGGAAGGTTGCCGCGATAAGCTGGTCGAGACGGCTCACGAGAGTTTCGCCACGCTGAAGCCGACCCGGCTGTTGTCCTTGCCAGAATTCCGCGCGCCCCGTTCCAGTCGAGCCTCTTGCCCTGACCAGAAGTTGATCTGCTTGCGCACCTCCTCTGCATCGGTGCGGGTCAAGGAGCGCCCATTCATCGAGAACATCTGCCCTGTCGCCAGCGCTGCGTCCGCCGCGAGCCACAGAGCCAGATTCGTCTGGACTGTCGCTAGGGTGATCGTCGGCATTATTCTATCTCCTGATCCATCCGCCACCGCGCCGCGCGTTCCCGCGACCTCCCAGCCACGAGCCTCCGCGCTCATCAGCCTTTTTCGGCTGAGGGCGAGGGCGAGGTGCTGGGAGCTCGGGGTCTGACAGCGTAAGTCCGAGGTGCTGCTGGGCAATCCTGATTGCTGCCGTGGCGTAGACGCGGCAGTCCAACGCCTCCACGCGCGGGCGCTTCGCGTGCCACTCCCAAAACGAATGGCCCCGCTGGAACTTCCGGCGCTTCACTTCGCCGGTCAGCTGGGCGAAATACTCCTCGTCGTAGTCGTCGCCGATGGGCCAGTGGCTATACCCAGGGCCGGGCTCGTCGATAGCGAGCCTCTGGAAAATCAGATCCTTCGCCGTATCGGTTCCAACCTCCGTCAGATAGACCCGCTTTGCGTTGGGCTTCCGCGGGAAGCTGTGGATCGGCCTGCCCCGCTGGCTTGAACCCTTGATAGGGATGGCCCAGCGCACGCCCGCCTTCTGACTGAACCTGTAAACCTCATCAGACAAATAGCCCGAATCGACGCATCCGCAGATCACGTCGAGCAGCCGGCCATCCTCTGTGGGGAACTGCGTCCGCAATGCTTTCAACAACTGGAGCCATGCCTGCGGCTGAGTCGGATCGACATACAGGCGCTGGTAGCCCAGGGACCAGCTTTCTTCGCCGGCCCCCCAGCCGATGTGCTCAACCTCGAACCGATCCGCCTGGACATCGCAGCCGAACACCACGGCGACAACCGCAGCAGGCGCAAGCGCGTAAGGTTCTCGCCGCCGATACAGGGGCGTCGCATCAACGACTTCCTCCGCCTCCTGCCATGTCTCGCCGAGGGTGGTGTTCACCCATGCCTTCAGCAGCTCGGGGTCATCCGCAGCGGCGGCGTGTTCAATCGCAATGTCAGCGAGCCGCGTCCACGGCGAATAGAGCGCCGACAAATGGAATCCGGCGACGCCCCTACTTGCCCCTTGAGCTTCCCAGTGGCCTCGCGCGATTGCCCGCCACCGCTGGCCATCGGGCCAGAGCGTGCCGCAGTGCTCGCAGCAGTATTCAGCGCGCTCCCGCTCACCCTCCGGCCACGTAACCTGCTTCCAGACGAGGCGCTGCTCCTGGCCGCAGTCGGGGCAGGGAACCAGAAATATGCGCTTGTCCGACTCGTCGTATGCCTTTTCAATGCGACTCGAGCCAGCCGTGCCTGGCGTGCTGGCCAAGACAATCTTTCGATTCCAGAAATTCGATGTTCTTTTTCGGGCCAGCGTTACCGGGTCGCCCTCCGTCCCCGCGGATGCCGGGTAGCGATCAACCTCGTCGGCCAGCACTGCCCGGATCGGCCTCGAGGCCAATGAGGATGGCGAGTTCGCGCCAGCCATCGTCAGATGGCCGCCTGGAAACGTCTTGTGTCGTAAGGTGTTGCCGCTATCCCTCGCCCGCGGATCTTTGACCAGCCCCTTGAGCGACGGCGTGTCCCTCAACATGGGCGCCAGCCGGTCCTTGGAAAACGCCTCCGCCATCTCCAGTGTCGGCTGGAGGAGCAGCATCGGCGCCGGATCTTGCTCAATGTGGTAGCCCAACACGTTCAGCATGATCTCGGTCTTGCCGACCTGTGCCGAACTCATCACAACCACTTCACTAATTGACGGATCGCTGATCGCGTCCATGATCCCGCGCTGGTACTCCGCCCGCGCTGTAACCCACCGCCCTGGCTCACTCGATGCTTCGGGGCTCAGTCGGCGCTGACTGTCTGCCCACTCACTCAGCGACAGCCTGGGTGGCGGACGCAATGTCCGTTTCTTCGTCTCCCGCAGTGCCCTCGTCAGGCTCTCCGTCGAAAGCCCCAGAGAGTTCACTGAGGACGTCATAGATGCCGTCATCAATGATCACCCTTCCTTCCTGGAGCGTTTCGGCGCGATAGACCAACGGCGCCACCTTGGGTGCAAGCGCCAGCAAGCGGGCGCGCACATTCGCGAACATCTCGCCGACTGCCTGCGCCACAGCTTCGACGTCAACCACCTGGCCGCGGACCTTCGCTAGTTCAATTTCCTTCAGCGCCGCTTCAGCGACCTCTTTGCGCAGCCGCGCTTCTTCGATGCTCGTCGGGTCATCGACCTGATTCGCTCGATCCTGCGCACGGACCCAGGCAACGCACTCGTCAACCGCGAACAGCCAGGGCAAACCCTTGCGGCCCTGCTGTCTCCAGGGCATTCCCCGCGACACGTACTCGGTCACCGTGGGCGGCGTCACCATCAAAATGCGGGCGATCTGTCCCCGGTTCGCAAGCAGCTCCGTGCCCTCCTGCTTGAGTGCGGTCATGGCTTGCTCGTTGGGTGGTCGAAAAAAGTAGACTTCAGAGTTCTGTGGCTAGCGCGATTCCGCGACTTGGGCACCA